CACCTGGTGATGCAAATACACCCCTATAGTCAGATACACCAAATGAGTATCTTTCTCTAGCTTTGTATCTTACGTTACCAGTATCGAAGTCGCCTTCCATAGCCGTTTTAATTGGGCTTCTGTCAAACATCTTCATTCCATTAGGTACATCTGTAATGATGTAGAACGCATCTGGGTCAGTTAAGAAATTGTTCACTCTGTAACCTTGAGGAACCATTCCCATAGAAACGATTGCGTTGATGTCATTATCAGCTGTTCCAGTTCTACCTTGAGATTTCATCAATCTCTCAGCTGTGAATTGAAGCTCAGAAGGGATAATCATTTTTGTACCTCTTGCAGCAATTTTTAGACCTCTTTCGTCTGTCATTGCAGCAATGTCAATTAATGATTGCTCTAATGAAGTTTCATTCAAGTCAGCAGCTGTAGCTAATGTATTAGATACAGTTCCTGAAATAGTCGGGTGATTTGTTGCAAATAATGCAGAACCATCACCTGAAGTGAATGAACCGAATCCATTGATTAATGGATTAACAGCTTTAACTTGTTTTGTATTCGCCATAGATCTAGCTAATGCTTTAGTATATCTACTTGCAAGTCTGTCATACAAGTTGTCCTCAACTGCTTCTTCAGTTATCGCAAATCCAAGAGCCACAGTTTCATGTGTGTATCTTGCAGTGTAAGTTTCCTGAGCATTATCAAATGCAACAGCAGAACCTTCTGCTTTAACTTGAGCTTGAGCAAAACCTGATAACATAACTTCTTCTTCAAACGCTCTGTCTGAAGATTCAGTAGTGTATATTTCAGCGTGCTGATTCTCATAACGTTTATATTCCAGACCGAATAAAGCATTCAAACCTGGCTCTAGTTCTTTGACTAGTTGTCCTCTACTTATCGCCATAGTTATCCTCCTATTATATTCCGGCTACTTGTTTCAAGAAGTGTTCATTGATATTAACAACAAAATTTACGTTCGATGAACCTAAATCATTATTGTCAGGATCTTTTGAAACTCCTATTACTTTTAACTGACCAGTAGATGCATCAGCAGTTGAATCATCTAATTCTACTTTTGATACGTAGTTAGCTGAATCTCCTGCAGTGTACACGATGTCGTAATCCATGAAAACATCAGTTTGCGCAGAGGCAAGTGTGTTATCAGATTGGATTTCGAATCTTTCATACGGGTCATCCGCTACAAAGCCAACAATATCTGTAGCTGTGTTTGAAGCTTTCAGATTGTTTGCCCATGTAGGTTTACTTGTAGTTGCGTCAGTATAAAACACTCCGTTTAACGAACCAAGTAAAACATCACCTGCTGCAGCTACTCCAATTGTTCCAGTATTTAATGCTTTAACTGGATCTTGAAAGTAGATAGCAGTTGCAGATGCTGCAATACTATATTCAGATAAACCTTGATTGTCTCTGTTCTGACCAACTTTTCCGATCGGTTTTAAACCGAACGCAGCGTCTTTATTTGCCATATTAGTTGTCCTCCTTAGACATTTGTTAGTATATCTTCTAGTGGTTAAGAAATTTTTAAGACTTCTTTGAGCCACCGAAGGTTACACGAGACTGCCTTTCAATATCGATTGGCATGTCTGGGTGCTGTTCCTTCATAAGATCGTTATCAACAGCTTTGACTTTTTCGTCATGCATGTCGGTATAATACTCTTGTCGAGATTTTGCGATCTCTTCGGGTACCCTTGCCAGCACAAGGCCACCAACTCCGATCACTCCCTTATATTTACCATCTTCAACAATTGGATAATCTGAGTCTGGGTACTCATCAGCTCTCACTAATTCATAACCCGATCTCAGTCTTCCAGCGACATTCTTAGTGTCCTGAAATCCCATAGATTCAACTCTTACCCACCTATGTTGAAATCCTGTAGGCGCAGGGGGTGCATCTAAACTTGATGGTGGAGACCAAACTTTTTTCTTTGCAGTTTTTTCTCTAGTTTGACTCGCACGCGAGGTTCTTTTGTCATTATTATTTTCCATATGCTATACCTCCTTCGTGATTTTTAATTGTTTCGCATATTCTTCAAGTGGCACACCTAATTTTTTTGCTATTGCGACTTGAGACGGTGTGAGTCTCACGGTTTTGCGACCAGTATTTGTACTTCGCTTCGCACTAGCTACTGTTTGTACGGGTTTGGTCGTGGTTTCCCCAGTTTCTGATTTATTTGTATCAAATTTGTGAGGGAATTCAAGTCTTATTCTTTTATCTATTTCAGAATAATACTCGTCTGATTGTGGATCATAACCTTCTTGTTCAGTAAGCTTTTTATGTAGATCAAAAGCCGTATAAGTCATGGCTGTATCTTGACCAAACCAACTGTTTTTAGATGCCCATTGTTCCGCTTTTGGATCTGGAGCAGGTGTTGATGTAGTTCTAGGTTGATCTAACCTAAGCTCTGATTCAGGTTTC